GCGTCCATTCTATCAGCAACTCCCAGAAAAGTCAACACCCCTCGATATAATTTTCACAGCGTCAGTGTTTGCTAATTTCTGAGATTTGTGCCTATAAATACGTGCGGCGCGATTGACAATAACTGTCCGATAGTCTAGACTCTTAGAGCATCACCAACCGCAGCAGATTCATGTCAGTTTCTTACAATCAATCTCAGAAGCAACGCTACAGAATCACCCTGGATATAGAGGTGTACGATGACTTCAACCCCCATCAGATTGACTTCGAGGAGTTATTTGGAATGGAAGGAACTGAGCGGGTTGTTGATAGTTACGTTGAGGACTTAAGTAAACCTATTAGTTGGTGATTAGCAGGCCTATCACATTTTGCGTGGAATGACAGTGTTATGTGCCAGTTGTATTAGCGGCACACGATATAGGCACAGGGGTGCATATGCCCTATATTAGGTACATCGGAGGGGGATCACACTCAACCCTCCACTAACACTCTCCACCGGACAGTCATGAACACCACCAACGCTCAAGTTCTCCGCGAAATGTTCACCGATGCTCAGTGGGATGCTATCAGTTCCGCCATGAAAGATTACGCGGATTATGGTGACGAGGAGGCAACAATCGCTGACGAGATTGATGCAAAAATCTACAGCATCTTTCGTGTCACTGAGTGATACAAACCTAGGTTAATCGTTCACCAGTTCATTACACTCTCCTCACTAAATCATGTCTGCACAAACTTACAACGGTTGGGCAAACTACGAAACCTGGAATGTTGCTCTCTACATCAACAATGAGTATGCAATGTATCAAACAGCAGTCGAATGGGTTAATGAAACATTGGGATGGGATATGAGTGTTGATTATGATCGTTTCCGTCACACACTTGCAGAACTGTTTGGTTCACAAACCCCTGACGGAGTACGTTGGGATGATGACACTTTAGATCACGCAGAACTGACAGAGATGCTGGCAGAATTGGCGGACTGATTGTCACTTATTCGTGGGGGCAGTAAGTGTTACATAGTCCCCACACCAGTTCTTTACACAACCAACGAAATGTGCTAAACTATTACTAATAACGAAAAAGTATGATTGCGCGATATTCGTGTTAGGACAGTTATTTTATTTGTCGTTGATTGTTTATATCGTCGCGATGCCCCCCCGTATATAAAAATGCCTAACTACCCTAACCTACACTGTATGTCTTTTTCGAGCTATATTTTAAGTTCATAAAAAAAATTTTTCAGTATGAAAAAACCCACAAAGTTCGCAGGATATTATGTCACAGAGGATGGCAGAGTATATCGAAAGGCGATTAAGGCAAACGATAATTATGCTCACAGAGCGGACACAGAGGGGTTTATAGAAGTTAATTCACACGAGCGCGGAGGCAATGCTAAGGATGGGCGATATATGTCGGTGAATATATCATTAAGAGATGAGAATGGAAAATTTTTCAGGCAAATAAAGTATTATACGCACAGATTAATCGCAGAAACATTGATCGACAATCCGAATAACTATGAAACTGTAAATCACATTGATAATAACAAACAGAACAATGTAGCAAACAACTTAGAGTGGATTACTCAAGCAGACAATTGGAAAAAAGCAGCACCATCTCGTAGAGATTATCACGGAAGATGGGTAAGTAACAAAAAAAATTCGCCATGAAAAAAAGCACCGTATTGGAATTTTTGGAGAGTTGTATTTGCAGGTTGGTTGATACGATATCCTGGAAAGTTTATGCGCCCCTTCGCATTTATCGGAGGGGTTTTTCTAGTGTTGATATATAATGCACTTGTGAATTAAAAAAGATTAAAAAAAATTTTCGGAGGAAAAAATTGTATGTCCAGGATTTATCACATTTACGCTAGGGGTGAGTGTTTATATCACAATTTAAATGAGCAACAGTTCCAAGATACCTGGCAGCAACTTCAAGGTATGGTAGGATTGATGAAGACTGACTATTCTAGGGAAGATCTCTCATATGAAACTGTGCAATTACTCACAGAAAATCATGTATACGGTGAACCGTCAGGACACGATTCCTATTGACAACTACATATCACTGGACTATAATTGAACTGAAGTTTATTCCGACTCATGGCAAAAGGATTTACTGTTAAGACTGTACCACCCAAAAAGAAAACACAAGATGTTGGGTGGGATATTGATGCGATTAAGCAACGTATGCAAGGTAAGAAGATTGTATTCTGTTTACCTGGCCGTGGCGTTTCGTATGTATATTTGAAGAACTTTGTACAACTGTGTTTTGATCTTGTACAAAATGGAATGAGTATCCAGATCAGTCAGGATTACTCATCAATGGTTAACTTTGCACGTTGCAAATGTCTTGGTGCAAATGTATTGCGTGGCCCGGATCAGATCCCCTGGGACGGGAAGCTCGAGTATGATTATCAACTGTGGATTGATAGTGATATTGTATTCACGACTGAAAAGTTCTGGCAACTGTGTGACTTGGCAATCAATGCTGAGGGCGAAGAGAAAGAAATCGTTGCAGGATGGTACTCCACAGAAGATGGACAGACTACTTCCGTTGCACACTGGTTGGAAGAAGATGACTTCCGTAAGAACGGTGGTGTAATGAATCATGAAACACTTGAATCTATTTCCAAGCGTAAGAAACCTTTCACGGTTGACTATACAGGTTTTGGATGGGTGATGATTCAGAAACGGTGTCTTTGAGAATCCTAAGATGACATATCCATGGTTTGCTCCTAAGATGCAAATCTTTGAAAGTGGTGCAGTTCAGGACATGTGTGGCGAAGATGTGTCATTCTGTCTGGATGCAATTGATGCAGGATATGATATCTGGTGTGATCCTCGTATTCGTGTAGGCCACGAAAAAACTCGCGTTATTTGATAGGAGATTATTATGGCAGTACGTGCAAAAACTGGTTTAGTTAAAGACGGGTTTATGCCCGGCAAACCGAAAAAATCTCGTCAAGGAGAAGGTAAGAATACAAAGTATGCCGCAACCTCTCGTAATGGAAAACGCAAAGCATATCGTGGACAAGGTAGGTAAATAGATATAACGACTATGTTACGTTATGGCAGCATTAATTTGTAATCTACCCTCTGTTGAAGTATGGGTAAGAAAAGAATATCTTACTGATCATCAAAGTGGGTGGGGAGAATATGTAAAGGGCGTTTGGGTTTCGGCAAAGTCGATTCCTGGACGCGCTTTTTATTTTGAGACATACTTACCAGAGTATGCAGCAATGTATGATAAGTTACCTATCAGTGCATTTTTATCAGAACCAAAGAAACCTGATCCTGATATGAGTTTACAGAACTTACAGTTTTGGAACTGTATGGATTATGGTGTTGTTGCAGTGCAGAAACAGTTTATTGGTAGTATGGACTATGAAGTCTATACAAGAGATCATGGAATAATGAAAGGTACATATATTTGTACAATTGATAATTATCATCAAGATCCTGATGTTGTTGATTATGCAACATCAGAAAACCCTGCAGAACATAAGTCCCATAATTTGATAGAACTTGTTAATGGACAGTATGCATTGTATCCAAACAATAGAACAAGAATCTATGATAATAGTTTGACTCCTGAGAAACCAAAAATGCCAGATTTCAAAGTATCAACTGAGTATTATCAAGTTGAAAATGGATATGACAGAATGGGCCTTGGCGATCAAGAAAGTTACTTCTGGAAAACCGCTCAAGAACGAGATAAATAAAGCATATTTGCTTGTAAAAAGTGCCAGTTCAACGTGCTAGTAAATCGTTTAAGGATGTTTCGATGTCCTTTAAGGTAAGTCCGCTTACCTATGATTTAATTGCAAATAAAAATGAAACTGCAATTGCACGTTCAATTCGCAACTTAATTCTTACTACTCCTGGTGAGCGTCCTTTTAATCCAGAATTAGGATCACAAGTTAGTCGATTATTATTTGAACCAATTGATGATATAACGACTCAAGCATTGAAGGAGCAGATTGAGAATACCGTTAATAATTTTGAACCTAGAGTAAGACTTCGTCAGGTTGTTGTTAAACCAAACTTTGACGCAGATGAATATGATATCTCTATTCGTTATGACATTGTTGGGATAGAAGCAAACTCCCAGCAATTATCATTCGCATTACAACAGACACGATAATGGCACTAGTCAACTTTGCCAATTTAGATTTCGATCAGATTAAGCAGTCGATCACAGATTACCTGCGATCTAACTCTAATTTTACTGATTATGATTTTGAAGGATCTAATCTTTCAACTATTATCGATGCGTTAGCATATAATACGTATATAACCTCATATAATGCCAATATGGTATCTAATGAGGTATTCATTGATTCCGCCACTCTCAGGGAGAATGTGGTGTCTCTGGCGAGAAATATAGGTTATACTCCTCGTTCTAGTAAGTCATCAAGAGCTAATATTTCTTTCATTGTTAATACCGCTGGTTATAGTGTTAAACCACAAACAATAACACTCAATAAAGGGATTGTTGCAACGTCAGAATCATTTGGTAATGATAGTTATACCTTCTCTATCATGGAGGATATTACAGTTCCTGTTGTAAATGATATTGCTACTTTTAGTAATATTGATGTTTATGAGGGTACATATGTAACGAGTGAATTTAGTTACAACTCCTATGATCCCAATCAAAGGTTTATCTTAGATAATCCAAATATTGATATATCTACAATCAATGTTACTTGGAAACCATCAGAATTCTCATCTGTAAAGAGAAAGTACCGTAGATCTGATAGTTTATTTGAGGTAGATAGTCAATCTCCAGTGTATTGGGTGCAAGAAATTGAAGATGAAAGATATGAATTAATTTTTGGAGACGGAGTATTTGGTATTGCTTTGCAAGAACCAAACTTTTTAGAAGTAAGATATCTTGTTAATAACGGTGTAAATTCAAATGGAGTTTCTGATTTAAAATTTAATGGCAAATTAACCACATCTAGAGATAATATTAGTATTAATGCAGGCATTTCACGTATCACTGTTAATACACCATCTTATGCTGGTACTGATATTGAAAGTGTAGAGTCAATTAAAAAGTATGCCACTCAAACTTATGCTTCTCAAAACAGAGCGGTGACATCAACTGATTATGAATATATTATTCCTAAAATTTATCCAGAAGCTGAATCAGTTTCAGTGTTTGGTGGAGAAGAATTAAGTCCACCGCAGTTTGGAAAGGTATTTGCAAGTATCAAACCAATAAATGGTGCATATCTCTCCAACTTAGTAAAAGATAATATCAAGAGAGAAATTAAAAAATATTCTGTTGGTGGTATTGATTTGGAGATAACCGATCTGAAATATCTCTACATTGAAGCACTTATTAACGTATATTATGATTCAAATAATGCAAATAGTGGTGATCAGATAAGATCAATTGTTTCTACTAACATTGATCAATATGCATCATCAACTGAGATTAATAAATTTGGAGCAAGATTTAAGTATAGTAAGTTCCTTAACATCGTAGATAACAGCAATCCTGCTATAACATCAAACATTACTACGATTCAAATGAGAAGAGATTTAAGAGCTTCTCTAAATGCGTTTGCTGAATATGAAATTTGCTTTGGTAATAGATTCCATGTTACAAATCATGGACATGGTACTTTTAATGGTAAAATAGGATACAATATCAAGTCTTCTGGATTCCAAGTCAGTGGAGTTGCAGGAACCGTTTACCTCGCTGATGCTGCGGATCAGTCTTTAGAAACTGGAACTATTAATCTAATTAGATTAAATTCTGCTAGTGAAGCATCTATTGTTAGAAGAAATATTGGTTCAATTGATTATAAAAAGGGAGAAATAATGTTAAATCCTATCAACATTATTTCAACAAGTATCAATAGGCAATTCCCACTTATTGAAATTTCTGCTGTTCCTTATTCCAATGATATCATCGGATTACAGGATCTTTATATTCAACTAGATACTAATAACGTAACAATTAATTCTATTAACGATAGAATATCCTCAGGTTATGATGTATCAGGATCAGATTACATTGTTTCTTCAAGTTTTGCAAATGGAAGTTTAGTCCGTGGCACAGTTGATACGACAACAAGAACCTCTAGAGTACCTAGTGCAACTGGTGCAAGTTCATCATCATCAGGGACGACGACAATGTCCACAACTTCATCAAATTCTACTTCCTCACCTACTTATTCATACTAAAGACGTAAGATGATATCAACCGATTTACAGCGAGTACAGATTCAGGACATTATCGAGTATCAATTACCTGCATTTGTAAGGGATGATTTTCCCTTGGTTGGTGAATTTCTAAAGCAGTATTATATTTCTCAAGAATATCCTACTGCACCTTCTGATATTATACAAAATATTGACGAATACGTAAAGTTAGAAACTCTTCTTGACACTCAAGATGAGACAAATCTTGGGGCAGATATTTCTTTTAGTGATACAACGATCACTGCAGGTTTTGATTTAGAGTCAAACCAATATGGAACATATCAGTTTCCAGAAAGATATGGTTTGATAAAGATTGATGATGAGATCATTTTATATTCATCCAAAGACAGAAACTCTTTTAATGGTTGTATTCGTGGATTTAGTGGAGTAACTGCATTAGATAATAATGATGAAAAACTTACATTTTCATCATCAGAATCTACATCTCATATTCAAGGTGCTAGAATCATTAATCTAAGTAATGTTTTATTAAAGAAATTTTTAGAGAAATTAAAGAAACAGATTGCACCAGGATTTGAAGGTAGAGAAATTAGTTCTGATATAAATCAAAAAATATTTTTATCAAGATCTAAAGATTTTTATCAATCTAAAGGCACTGATGAATCTTTCAGAATTTTATTTGCTGCACTCTATGGAGAAAAAGTAGAGGTTGTCAAACCAAAAGAGTTTTTGTTTAAGCCTTCTGATGCTCAGTACAGAAAAACACGAGATATTGTTGTAGAGGCAGTTGTTGGAGATCCTTCAAAGTTAAAAAATCAAACTCTATATCAAGATGCATATCCTGAATATGGTATTGAGGGCGCATATGCTACGATTGTAGATTCTGAAAAGATATTAAGAGGAGACAAAACTTACTATCAACTTAGCGTAGACTTTGATTATAGTAAAGATATAGATCTTACTGGCGGAACTGTATATGGAGACTTTACTGCTCATCCAAAAACTCAAAATACTGTTTTAGTCGCAACTGGTTCTTCAATAATTGATGTTGATTCAACAATTGGTTTTCCAGATAAAGGACAAATTTATGTTAACGGACAAAGTGGAATTTTAACATATCGTTCAAAAACTATAAACCAGTTTACTGAAGTGGGTTTAGCGCATAGTTCTACTTTTGGAACAAATTATCAAATTAATGCAGGGACTGAATTAAACCTGAATGTAAGTGCATATGGGTTTGAGGGAATTAGCGCCGTCTCAGTCGCTTCTAGCGATGCCTCAGCGGTAGGAATCGCTACCACCTCAAAGATTGAAGTTAGAATTGGAAAAGTTCTTGATGAGAATTTTATCTATGATAAAACTTCATATTTTTCTAAAAATGATAAAATTGAAATTAAATCCCTTGGCATTAATGCGTCAAAAGCATTAGATAATAGTTGGTTTACAAATGTAAGTCCTAAGTATGATGTAAAGAGTATATCAATTATTGATTCATCCAATTTTACATATTCTATTGAAACAATTGCTAGAAATAATTTAAAAATAGGTGATAAAGTAACTGTAATTCAATCTGATAGTGCTGAAAAACAAGGCGTCGTTATTGATATTGCTTCTGCTAAGACTTTTACATTTGCAAGAGCTGGACAGTTAACAGGAAGGAAATTTAGCGTTAGAAGAGATATTCTTAAACCAAGTGTCAGTAATTTAAATTCAGATGATTATTCATATATTGAAAAATCATTTGCTAATGTTCAAAACACTTACACAAAATATGATGGCGATGTTTTAGTTGCATCATCTTCTATTCCATCATATCATGACACCCCACTAAACTTTTATGACAGAAAAGTATCTTTAAATGGGGAATATGATGGGGAACTTTTTACTCATACGCGCAATCATGGATTTTATACTGGCGATAGAGTTTATTATGAACCATCAATCAAAGGCCAAACTATCTCCATAAACAATGAAACAGTTATTAATACTGTTACAAGTAAGTTTCCTGAGATTGATTCGGGTGTTTATTATATTAAAAGAATAAACGATAAACAATTTAAAATTGCTTCAAGTGTCACCAATTTATATAACGACACTTTTGTTTCGGTATCCGGTATTGTTACTGACAACTATTTCTGTCCTAGTAATTTTTATAATAAAAATCTAAAACATCAAAAATTATACAGACAATTTAAATCTCCAGTTAATGATGGAAGAGAATATACAACTCTTCCTGGTAAAACTGGAATGCTTATAAATGGTGTTGAAATTATTAATTATAAATCTGGAGACAGTGTATATTATGGAAATATCAATAGCGTAACAGTTTCTGCTTCAGGAAGCGGTTATGATGTTATTAATCCACCTATTCTTTCCATTCAGGATTCTACTGGAATTGGTGCTACTGGACTTGTAAATGTAAAAGGTTCTTTAGGAAGAATTGAAATTTTAGATCATGGATTTGATTATGTAACAGATCCTATTATTACTATTACTGGCGGAAATGGATCAGGAGCCAACGCACATGCAAATACTAAATTAATTACGCATTCAGTCTCTTTCTATTCAACATCTGATAACATTCAAGTAGGACTTTCATCAGACACCATTGGTTTTTCAACTTTCCATAGATTTAAAGAATCTGAGAGGGTAATTTATAAGACTGATGGACAGACTGCTGTTGGCGGTATCACTGACAATGCCGAATATTATGTAAAACTTATTGATTCTAAGACAATAAAACTGTTTGAAAATGTAAGCGATGCTATTTCTGGATCAAATTCAGTAAGTCTTACTTCAAATGGAGTTGGTGTTCATAGGTTTGAATCATATCATAAAAAACGTATCCTTTCTGATGTAATTGTATCTTCATCTGGTATCAATTATGAAAATAAGAGAGAGTATCTGGAGTTTCAGGAATAAACACAGCATTAAATCAAATTAACATTTTTAATCATGGGTTCGACTCTGGCGAAACTGTAACTTATTCTGGAAATGCATTGGGACTTAGCAGTGATCAAACATATATTGTCACAGTAGTTGATTCTAATAATTTTAAACTAT